ACCAAAGATAACCAAAAGGAACCAAGCGAAACCAAAGATAACCAAAAGGAACCAAACCATAACCTTAATGTAAATGTTAATGTAAATGATAATGTAAATGTTGTTGGTGTTGAGAAAGAATTCCAGAAGTCTGATACGGAACCTATTCCTGAAATAATTCCGGAATCTGATTTACAAACAACAACAACAACAGTCACTGTTTCGGTAATTAAAAACAAACTGGCAGAACATGACCTGCATTATGACGATCAAACGTTATCTAAGATTCATGACCGCATACAAAATATAGGGTCTCTTGACTATATCCGGTATGTCTATACTCGCTTACAGGATCGGCAAGATTATCAAACAAAATCTGCTGAAGATATCCGGCGGATATTTCTTGCGGCGTTACTTTCTTGGCAAGACTATCAAGACGGATTTCCTGCCTGGCAGCAAAGGACTGCTGCACTCACGGCTGCTACTCAACGTACACGGCAACTCAAGTCGGCTAAAAGTCAGGTACCCAAGATATGCCCTGATTGTGGTACGGCGATAACAGCTGAAGGTGTCGCACCTCGGTGTCCTCAATGCGGCGGTTGGTTTGATTTTGATAACTCAATGATGACGTGGAAGTGGAATGCACGGGCAATCGAAATAGATTTAAGTGCAACATTACCTACCAGGAAACCTTTGCTATGAAAAAAAATTGCGGTAAAACTAATCCTGGACAGTTAGTACTGTTTGAAGAATTGTTACCTCAAAAAAAACAAGATAGCTGTGTTCCGCCGCACATTAGAAATCCGAGAACTGATAATGATAAATTACTTAATTATCAGTACGATTATTTATGCAATGGGAATACGCAAGCTCTTGCAGAAATATATAACATGTCCGTATTAGTTTGTCAGAAATTAATCGCAACTGAACACAAACGAAAGGGTTTCTATATTGACCATGATCTGTTTGAAGAGAAAGCTCACGCGGCCGCAGCATATGTAATTTGTCAGTACTTAGAAACAAAATCATTTGTTATTGAAAAATCATTTATCGGTTATTTATATTTGCGTGTTCAGCATGAATTATATTACAGGACGGCGGCAGATACTCTTGTATCTTTTGTCGATGCTGATGACTTACGCATGCTTGATAAATGTATCGATGTGCATGAATGTCCGTGTTGTCATCATGTTATTGAAATAAACGAAGTGATTTGCCGGCATTGTGGAATTCAACTGGAGGTATTATGAAACTTACATTATGTGGTGCAGGAGGTTGCTATAAAAATGCTCTTCCGGGATGTCGTTATTGCAGTGATCATAAAATATTGGAGACTATGCAACGGCCTGTACCTGTTCGTCGAAAATCAAAAGAATGGCATTATTTGTATAACACGAGTCGTTGGAAATATATAAGCCGGTCATTTCTTGCAAAGTATCCAATCTGTTTTATCTGTGGAGAAAAGGCAACCATTGCAGATCACATCATACCTCATCGCGGAGATGTTACTTTGTTTTATGATGAAAACAATCTGCAACCACTATGTAAGCGACATCATGATGCAAAGACATTGAGAGAAAATGACTATTATCGTAGACCGGGTAGGGGGGCTAAAAACCGAAATGGCTAAACCCTATACCAACACCCGCCCTTTTTCATGTGTATTGTCAAAATGGAAACGTCTAGGAGGCTCGCTTTGAACGAACGGGGATTGTGTGGGAAAGTTAAATATTCACAGCGTGAAGCTGGAATTGTTATCAATTCAATGAGGTCATCCAGATATCATCATAATAAGAAATATATCCCTTGTAGAAAATATTGGTGTGAAATATTTAGATTATATCATGTTACACATGAAATAAAACAACGAGAGGATCCTCGTTGTGGCAGGTAGACCTCCTAAGCCTATAGAACAGCACAAGCTTGACGGTACGTACCGTAAAGACAGACACTCAGAGCACGGTATACAAAATATATCAAAAATTGTAGGTATCGAACCTCCAGAAGATTTAACGGAGGAAGCCCGTCGAGTTTGGCTTGATATAATACCTGTTTTATGCGCAGCAGAATTAGTGACGCCGATTGATATGCCTGCTCTATATGAAGCCTTTACCGTTTACGGTATGGCGCAGGAACTGCGTAAGATTGCTGAAAATAAACCCAAGGGAGCTGCTGCTTATGTGCTATCTCTTGGGCGAATGGACAAAGACCCTATGTTTGAATATTTACGTTACATGCGCAGGTTTGACGAAATTTTGTATAAATTTGGAATGACGCCAGTAGAACGTGCGCGTATCAGTACCGGTAAAAAAGAACGAACAAATGAAGATGATCCGTTATCAAAGATTATAGGTAATGGCTGATTATACTTACAATCAATACATTGACGATATACTTCAGCGCCGTATTGTGGTTTGCCAAAAGGTAACACAGGCCGTACGTCGGCATATATCAGATCTATCACGGGCAAAAGAAAGTTACCCGTATTATTTTGATGATACAAAGGCGCAGAATGCTATCGATTTTTTCGGAGAACTGGTACATACGAAAGGTTCTCTTGCCGGCCAAAAACTACAGCCGCAACCATGGCAACAGTTTATAATAGCAGTATTATATGGATGGCGTCGGAAAGATAATAACTTACGCCGGTTCCGCCGTGCTTATATTCAGATTGCCCGAAAAAACGGAAAAACATTCTTTTCAGCCGGTGTCGGTCTATATGATCTTATTTCCGAACCCGGAGCAGAAGTTTATTCAGCTGCAACAAAGAAAGAACAGGCACGGCGAAGTTTTCTTGATGCACGCAATACAGTTAAATATTCAGCGTTATTTAGAACTCGTATAAGAATGTTAGCACATTCTCTTGTATTCAGAGATGGAACATTTTCGGCTCTTTCTAGTGACAGTAATACATTGGATGGACTTAATCCGTCTTGTGGTATCATCGACGAATATCACGCTCATAAAAATGATGATATTCTGAATGTTATTGAATCAGGTATGGGGCAACGGCAGCAGCCTTTGTTGTTTATAATCACGACAGCCGGACACAACATGAACGGTCCGTGTTATGAAGAATATGAACGATGTGGAAAAATTATTTCAGGAATTCGTGGATATGAGAATGAAGATTATTTCTGTATTATATATGAACTTGATAAACGCGACGACTGGAAGAATGAAAAAAACTGGATAAAAGCGAATCCGAATCTATATGTAGATGGTGCTGTCAGTATCGATACATTACGCAGTGATTTCAAAAAAGCTTTACAAAAATCGAGCGATGAATCGGAATTCAAAACGAAACGCCTCAATATTTGGGTTAATGCTGCTGAAGTATGGATACCATCTGCAAAATGGCAACGATGTAAAAAAAGGTTTAACGAAAACATATTAATCGGGCGGGCAACTTACGGGGCTATTGATTTATCAAAACGCAATGATTTCACTGCCCTTACTTGGTATTTTAGACTTGATGATGGTCGAATCTATGCAAAACATTATTTTTATATTCCGGAAGCTCAGATAGACATCAAAATGAAAACAGATAGTTATTTAATCCGTGAATGGATTAAACAAGGTTATATCATACCTACGCCTGGAGAAACGATAGATGATAGTTTTATGAAAGAACAGATACGGCAAGATGCACAAATTTACGAAATCAGGCAGATAGCCTATGACCGAAACCTCGCGAAGCTGCTTGTTGAAGATTTATGTGATGATTTTGATATGATTGATTTTTCACAAAAAATTACATCGATGTCAGAACCTTCTAAAGATTGGGAAAAACTTGTTATAGAAAGTAAACTTATTGACAATAATCCTGTAATGGAATGGATGGTGTCTTGTACGGCGATAAAACATGATCCGAATGATAACATCAAAGTATTAAAGCCGGACAGCGGGAAAAGTAGCAAAAGAATCGACGGCGTAATAACGTCAATTATGGCATATAACCGCTTACAGATATGTTATGCAGAGGATGAAGCAAATAAAAATATATCAGTTGATGACCTAATTTCATAAATGACTATAGATGTATGCGCTTATTCGGATTAGAAATCAGAAAGTCATCGTCAAGAAATATACTGCCTGTACCGTCGGAGACAAGCGGCGGTTTACTGTATTATACACCGTATATGTCTGTTGGAGAATTACTTTCCAATACGACAGTTGCATCGTGCGTACAAATTATATCTGATGCTGTTGCCGTACTGCCATGTAATGTATATCGAAAAACAGACCTCGGGCGGCAGAAAGCAAATGATATACCTTTATACAAAGTGCTTAAAGATAATGCGAATGCTGATGATACGGCGTTCTCCTTTTTTCAGCAAATAATGATGCATCTGCTTTTACGCGGAAATGCGTTTGTATTTATTGAACGTGCCGGTGGTTATGATCCTGCTATAAAATCTTTGTATGCATTGGATCCGGATCAAGTCCAAATAAAGCGTGATGCTATGACAAAGCAGGTATATTATGTGTACACACTCGACGGTATTCAACACAAATATTTACCGGATACGGTGTTGCATATCCCCGCTTATCGGTATAATCGACTGCGTGGATTATCACCAATTGAATACGCTCATCACGCTGCGCAAAGCGGTTTGAAACTCGATATCTATTCTGATGATTATTTTGAAAACGGAATTCAATCAAAGTTACTTGTAACAGTACCGCAAGAATATAAGAACTGGGAACAAAAAGATTCTGATGCACTCATTACGCGTATCTTAAAAGTCTATGGCGGCGGAAAGAATGCAAAGAAACCTTTTATTTTGAATAAAGGTATGACAGCGCAGCCGATCGATATCAAAAGTAATGTTGATAGCCAACTTCTTGAGCAACGGGTTTTTACTGAAAAAGAAATTGCCAAAATATATCGAGTTCCGCTTTTTATGCTGGGAAAAGACGACGCGAAATTTACAAATAATGAACAATTGAATACGTTCTTTTTGCAGCAAACTCTTAATCCGTGGCTGGTACGCATACAGCAATATTTAAACCGGTTGCTACCTTCGTATATCCCCGATTTATATATAGAGTTTGACGCAAATGCAATGCTACGGAGTGATTTGGCTGCTCGTATTGAAGCTTATACAAAAGGGTTAACTAACGGCATTTATACGCCGAACGATATTCGATTACGTGAAAATATGGAACTGCTACCCGATGAGGTCGGAGGCAAACCTTTTATGCCGGTAAATCTGATGCAAATGACCAAAGAAAATCTTGACGCGTATATGGCTGAACAAAAATTGAAAATGAAAGAACTTTCACGCGAAAAAAGTTAACAACTATAGAGAAGAGGTATCTATGAAGAAAAAGAAAACAGAAATTCGCAGTTTTACGCTTGATAGTATCAAAATTGAAACACGTGAAGAAGATGAAAAACTGTATTTATCCGGCATAATTCCGTTTGATTCCATGAGCGAAAATATGGGCGGATTTCGGGAAGTTATTCGTAGCGGTGCTTTTACAAAAACACTACAGGAGCGTGATATACCGTGTCTATGGAATCATGACACGCGATATGTATGTGGACGTAACAAAAACGGTACGTTAACAGCAGAAGAACGCGCTGTCGGTTTGGCATTTGAATGTCAGTTACCCGATACCAGCTGGGCACGAGACTTGTATCAGTCAGTTGCACGCCGCGATGTACCCGGCATTTCGTTCGGTTTCGTACCTGTAAAAGAACGCTGGACTTATGATGAAGCACGTAAGTTTGATATGCGCGAATTGCTTGAAGTACGGTTACTTGAAATAAGCGTAGGCGTTACTTTTCCGGCATATCCTGCCGCAGAAACAACAGCTTCAAAACGGGAGTTTGAGGAAGGTGAAATGGATTATTCAGTAATAAATAAAATCAAACAGCTTCGTGAATCGAAGAATGACTATGTTATCAGTGATGCGGATGCAGAAGAACTGCGTTCGATTGCTTGTGAAATTGAATCATTGCTGGGCGAAAAAAGAAGCCGCGCCGAAAACGAAACCGAGCCGGATGAAGAATCCACTCGTGAATGTCGTGAACGTGAACTTGCACTTCTCGAACTTGAATCAGCAAACTGGATGGAGTAAAGCATGGATATTAACGAACTTATGGAAAAACGGCGCGGCTTGCTCGTTAAAATGCGGGCACTGCATGAAAAGGCAGCTGGTGAAAAACGGACGTTACTTGCGGAAGAACAATCGCAGTATAAGTCGATGGAAACGGACGTTCGCGAGCTTGCCGCTCAGATTGAAGCGGAAAAACGGAACCGCGAGCTTGCCGGATTTGAATCATCTCTGCCGCCGGGAGAAGAAACTGAAATTCGGGCAACTGATGAAAAACAGCTTGCAGAATTCCGGCATTTTCTTGCGACCGGAGAACAGCGCGATCTTGCAGTCGGTACGAACGCTGGTGCCCTTGCCCCGCAACTGTATGTTGCCGAGCTTATCAAGGACATTGCAAAATCAACACCTATTCTCAGTATGGTGCGCAATTTTCAGCTGAATGGTGTTGCAAGTATGGGAACCCCTGAAGAAGAGAATGACGCGGCTGATGCTGCATGGACACAGGAAGTCCCGTCGGATATTACGGCCGATTCATCGCTGTCGTATAAAAAGCGGGAAATTACACCGGTACCGCTTGTTAAGCTCATCAAAGTATCGCGCAAACTGCTCAAAACGTCAGCTTTTCCGGTTGAAAGTATTATTCGCGAAAAGTTGGTAGAAAAGATTTCAGCAGCTTGCGAAAAAGCTATTTTAACCGGAACTGGTACGGATCAGCCTCTTGGTATTTTTACCGCGAATAATAAAGGGGTTCCGACGAACCGCGACGTTGCGGGAACGAATACAGCAACCGTTTTATCATCAGACAGTTTCATTGAAACAAAGATGAAAGTGCGCCCTGCATATCGCTCCAATGCAACATGGATTCTGTCTACAGATGTGATGCTTGAAGCTCTTAAACTCAAGGACAAAAACGGCCAGTATATGTGGCGGCCGGGGCTTGTTGCATCTGAACCTGATACGCTGTTGAATCGCCCGGTACTTGAAAGTGAATATGCGCCGTCTGTTATTGCTGCAAATGCATATGTTGCAGTTTTCGGCGATATGAAATATTACTGGTGGGCGACAGTTGGACAGATGGAAATTCAAGTGTTGCTTGAAAAATATGCGGAAACATTGCAGAACGGTTATCTTGGAACCTTCTTTGCAGACGGTGAACCGGTTCTTGCGGCTGCATTTTCTCGTATGAAAATGGGTGCTGCATAATACAAAAAGACAGTGAAGGTTTGAAACACTTCACTGTCTTTACTTTGGAGGTAGAATCATGAGCAGAACAAGAAATATCGAACAGTCTCCGAACTCTCCGGGAAATACGGAAGAATCTGCAGAAAAACAGACAGTCGTTCCGGAAATGGGATTGGATTCAGCACAGAATCCTGATGGTTCCGGTAATATCGAACAGTCTCCGAACTCTCCGGGAAATACGGAAGAAAAAAATATCAGAATCCAGATGCTTAAAACCTATGCAAGTCCCGACGATATTTTTTCTGAAGGACTTGAATATTCAGTTCCCAAAGGTTTGGCGAATATTCTTATAAAATCAAAGGCGGCTGTTAGTGTACATAACGGTTGAACAATTTATGCAATACACAGAACGGAACAATGGTAATGATGATACGCTTGCTGTTGTATTCTGTTCAGCCGCTTGCGATGTAGTAAATGATTATTTAGGTTATGATCCCGAGCAAAAAACATACCGTTTAATAATTAATGGCGATGACAGCAATCAACTTATTGTACCCGTTAAACCTATAAAGGAAATTACTGCTGTTTCTATTGCCGGAGTTGCTATCAATCCGGATACTATCTTTACTCAAGATAATTACTTATTCAATTCTACCGGAATATTCCCAGCAGGAATCGGTAACGTCATTGTTGAATGTATTGCAGGGCATGAATCCGTACCGGGTATTATCAAAATGACTGCATTACGTATTGCAGGTGTTCTTGCGGCTGAAGAAAACGGAAATATCGGTATTCAGTCTAAATCTTTCGGTGATGCTGGTAGCCGTGTATTTCTTAACAGTAGATTTGATCGTTATCTTGAAACTGTCGAAAAATACCGAATTTACAGGATGTAAATATGCCACAAGAATTTCATCTTGATGTATCGTGTGATATTTCGCAAGTGCAAGGCGTATTAAAACGGACTTCTTTGAATCAATTACAGATTCGACGTAAGGTACTACGAGTTATCGCCGGTGAGGCTGTAAAAGAAATACGTCGTCAAATCCGTTCCAGAACACAGAAGCGAAGTGGCGCATTGCTTAAAACATATGGCTATAAAGTCAAACGGGATGGCAGTGCTGTATCTGTGTATCCCAGGCTGGAAAAGAAAAAAGGGCAAAAATTAACGGACGGACGATCTATAACATTTCCTAAAGTATATACGCTTAATTATGGCGCTGAAATAAAAGCAATACGGTCAAAATTTCTGCAAATAAACGGGAATGGATACTATGCCCGAAAAAAGGATATCAAGATTACGGGGCGTTCTTTTTTTAATAAAGCATATGATTTATATATTGGTAGCAGAGGTTATATAGCGGAAGCGCAAGCTTTAGTAGATAAAGAAATAAAAAAATTCTGGGGATAACTATGGAAATTATATGTAATATGCTTAAAGATTTCATTATAAATAGCTTATCGATTTATCTTGAACGATTTGCAACAGAAGCAGTACCCTTACCGGATTTTACCGACTCAACAGTAATTCCCGGTTCAATAGATATAGAACGCAATACAGCACCGAATATGTGTTTTATTGTACCGGATATTCAACAGTTATCTGAACTGTCAATATCTTCACAAGAGGAACATACTGAAATCGATATATGGTTTTTTGTACGCAAAGATACACCTGAAAATCTTTTTCTGCGTAGTCTGCGTTTTGCTGCAGCATTCAAAACCGCTGTATTGAATGATTGGAGTATCGGAGGTGCCTTTACACAGGCATATATAAAAGAAATTGAATATTTTGATAATGTTGAAAACAGCGATGGAAAGATACGTGCAGTTCGTTGCGGAATGACTATATTGACAGAACTGATGGAGGCTTAGTATATGAGTATTATAACAGGGCAGGGGACCACGTTACAGATAGGCAAAGAATCCTCATGGGGAAATACTGCTGTACCTACTGTGACGGCAAATTATTTAAGCGAATCGCTGAAACTTAATGTGGAACGCAAAGAAGAAGATACGCTCGTCGGCGGAAAAACAAGTCGTGATATGGATATCATGAAATTTAGTGTTGACGGTGATTTTTCCGTTTTGGCAAAACCTCATAATATCGGTTTATTAATTGCTCTTTCCCTCGGTAGCGAAGCAACACCGATTCAACTTACTGATGATGGTACGGAATCCGGTACGCCGATTGATGTGTGGAAACATATCTTTACGATGATTGAAACCGGTATCAGCAGTACGTTACCGTCTTTTACCGCAATTATTAACCGGCATGTTGCAACAAAAGCATTTACCGGTCTTAAAATCGATACGCTAAAAATAGAAGCAAAAGCCGGAGATTATATACGGTTAACTGTTACCGTCAAAGGTAAAGATGAGGCATCAGGAAAAATTATTCAAGATCTTGCAATCCCTGATATCAAAGCGTTTCGCTTTGCTGGTGGTACCTGTACATTTGATGGTGTGGAATTCGGGGATGCAACGGGGTTTACCATCGAAATCAAAAATACGCTTGATGACGGAGAACAAACGCTCGGTTCCGGATATTATGGTACGGAGAATGAACCTCAGGGGCGTGAAGTTTCCGTATCCGTTGAAACTTCATACAATGCCGTAACGGAAACAGTCCGTGAAAATAAGTATAAAAAAGAAAGCTATGTCGATGTCCGTCTTAAGTTCATATCTCCGTCTGAAATTATTTCCGGCTATAAATATGAATTAGCAATTGATATGCCGAAAGTTGCAATTACTGAATGCAGTCCTAATGTCGGTGGTAAAGATAAACTTACACTGACTATAAACGGTAAAGCTCTTGAAAGTAAGAATACTGAAGCGGTTACAGTATCTCTTATTGACGGGCTTTCAACTAAATATCTTGCATAGGAGATTATATGGGATTAAATGCAAATCTTGCAAAGTTTCTTTTTAAAAAGAAAATTGATATTACAGAATTCTGCGGCGGTGAAAGTCATTTTATCGAACTGCGTGAACCGAATATTGCAGAGTTTAAGGAAATCGGAAAACTGCAAAATATCGGTAACGGAAGTGATCTGGAAAAAACGCTCGGAGCAGCAGAAACATTTAACAATCAACTGAATACGTTGATTGTCAATCATGATTTTTATGAAGATGCTGATACCAGTAAAAAACTTTCATCGAAAGAAGTAGCCGCATTAGTTGAATCTAAGCTTGATTTAACTATATTTATTATTGGGGAGTATATGACTGCACTCCCTTTAGTGAGCAAGACCGGATAGAAATTGAAGGTCTAGCAAATTTTGCGTTTCGTGATGAATTTATCGATGCAGAAGTTATGGCAGAGTACGGTAGCTGGTATGAATATGTGATAGACTTTTCGCATATTGTACATACCCGCTATGGATTTTATACTGCATATCCGTTTAGTGGCGGATATTATGACCAACCGTATCGAACAATGCAGATATTCGATATATTGATGAATGTCTTTCGCGATGTATTAAAGGAACAAAGTAAATAAAATACGGCTGTTTGTTATTCAGGCAGTCGTTTTTATTTGAGGTATGGAGCGGCAGTAAGCGCTGCGTATATTAAAAAAATAACAACAGGAATTCCTATTATTCCAAATATAACTGCAAGCATTTTCAATATATATTTGATACCAGGTGAAGAACGCGATATGCTATCTATTTTTTCTACACCGGTCGGAATGAAGTTATCCATGAGTTAAATAATACAATCACTTTTGAAGGCTGTCAATGACTATGTTTATATGGCCGAAAAAAATGTATCATTCAAACTGGAAGCAAAAGATAATGTAACAGGTGTATTGAATAAAATAACCGGTAGTCTTAATGCAATGTCTAAGACTTCATCTGAAAAATTCAAAGGTGTTAAAAATTTTGTTTCCGCATTTCAAAACTTTTCAATTGCTGTTCCCGGTATGCAGTTGGTAGCAAAAGCATTGCAGGTTATTGCTGGTACTGCTAAAGAGTGTGAACAAGCTTTTTCTGCTTTGCAGTTATCCGAAAAACGGCTTGATTTTGCTGCTGGATTAAATTCTTCGTTTGGCGAAACTGCGACGGCATTTAAGAAATTTACATCTGATTTATCAACAGAATTGAACAATACCATTTCAACCGGAGAGATACAGTCAGCTTTAACACCTTTGGCATATGATAAAACGGCTGCACAACTTAAAAAACTGGCAAGCGTTGGAGCAGATTTTTCAGCAGCTGTGACCGGTAATTTTTCCGAAGCAACGAAAAAACTGAACGATACACTTTCCGGTGAAGCGGGCGAACTTGCGAAACTCTTCCCGGAAATAAAAGCCTTTACGCAGGAACAACTAAAGGCCGGAGCCGCTGTTGATTATGTTGCAGAAAAAGTTCGTGGTGCGTCACAAGCGATGAGTGATACGGTAAACGGCAGTATGCAGCGTTACAAAAACAGTATGGGGGATTTACAGGAAGAGATCGGTGCTTTAGTGACGAATGCACTCAGCCCGTTGCGAGACTTGTTGGCAAGTATCGCCTCAAATTGGGCAGCCGCATTAGGTGAAGCCAGACGTTATAAAGAAGCCGCTGTTGCAAGGGAAAATGGAACAGCTGACAGCGATCAGCTTAAACTCATTAAAAATGAAAAGATGATACTTTACGAGAAAGTAAATGAAGAGTTTAAGAACCTTGTAAATGACGCTAGTAAAAAAGACTTGTCTGGTGTAAAAGGTGATAGATATAATCCAGCCAACTGGAATGGACTGCTTAATGCAAATGAATATTCTGAAAAAATAGCAAAAAAAGCAAAAGAAGTTCAAGATCTGTTCAATGAAGCAGCCCTTGTTGAAAAAGAATATGTTAACAAACGAAAAGAAGAAAAGGAAAAAGCTGCACAAGTAGAACGGGAAAGATTAAAAGCTGAAGAGGCAGCTCGGATTGCCGCAGAGCAAAAAATAAAAGCTGAAATTGAACTTGCGGAAAAACTTCTTCAGATTAAAAATGATATTGCAGCCGGTAAAATATCTGAGTTTGAAGGCAACCAAATAACATCAGATCTTACAGACCGTAACTATTTGCAAGCACAGGATCTAACCGCAAAAGATTCAACTGTGAGTGATAGCTTAAAAGAGGCTGCACGTGCATTTATTGCAGCTTATCAGGCTAATGGGAAATTAAAAGAATCTGCAGAGAACAAACGAATTGCAGACGAAAAAGCAAAGAAAGACCAAGTCTATCTTGATAAACTCAATAAAGCTATTCTAGACGGTATGCTACCTGCAGAACGCGCACTGAAAGAATTCGCAGACGGAGAACTTGGCGCGTTACTGAAACTCCTGCGTGCAAAGCTTGCAAAAGGTACAGCTACAGAGGAAGAAGAAGATGCTTACAATGCGCTACGCGGAAAACAAGATGAATTAAAAGCTGCGTCAGATAAAGAACAAGCCGAAGAAAATGAATCGCCTCTTGTTAAGCATCTGGGGGGAATGGACAGTATTATTGAATCTCTGGGACAACTTGGGCAAGTATTAGCTGGTGCTAATCCTTTGTTTATGTTTATCGAAGCACTCGGTAAAGCCATTCTTTCTATTGAAAATGTTTCTAAAGTATTAAACTTTATCGATACTATCGTATCCGGTATTATGCAGGTAATAGAACCGGTTGTTAATACGCTGCTGCAGCCGCTTGTCGGATTTCTTACTATTCTTGGTAATATTATAGGTCAGGTGATTCTTCCTTTTTTGCAGATGCTTGAACCGATTATATTTCCACTTAACGACATATTACTTTCTTTACTGAATATTTTAAATCCGATTGCAGCGCTCTTTGTTGTCATAATGTCAATATTGAAACCCCTTCTTTACATCTTAACGCCATTCTTAAATATTATTACCGTAGTCGTACAGGCTCTTGAATGGTTTGCATATAAATGTATTTATCCTGTAGCAAAGTATATTGCAAAAGTTATTGATACAGTCGGTAACTTTTTTATCAATATCGTAAACGGTATTATTGGTGCATTGAACGAAATACCGTTTGTTAATATCAGCAAGATAAATAAACTTGATCTCGAAGGCGATGTAAGTGCCGCTTTTGATAGAATATCTTCAAATGATATGGCAAAAGCTGGCGGTTCAACCAATAATTCTGGTTCTTCTGTTGGAAGTTCTTTTACAGCAGAGCGCGATATCACGGTTAATGTAAATATATATGCCGATGCCATTGCCGGAGAATCAGGAATTCGAGACCTTGCCATAATGATTCGTAATGCACTTAAAGATGTTGATGTATTGAATATGGCATAATAATATATTATTAGAGGTGTTTTTTTCTGATGACTATATTTTTATGTATATAGGAATCAAAACAACTTTAGACGATGAATATATGGATGTTTCAACTCAGGTAATATCTGAATCCGTTGATATTACCGAAAAGTTGCATAACGGGTTAAAGCCTTCATGCAATAGTATCCGCTTCAAAGTTAAAGCCGGTGCCGGACTGTATCGGCTATTAATTGAACAGGAGGTTGTCTACTGTATTATCATGGTTGATGATACAGTTCTTTTACGCGGAAAACTTCGTCCTATATTTAGCGGAACTGCAATTCAGCATACATCACAAATGTCCGTTGAAGCGGTTGATTTTCAGTACCTTCTTAAAAATAATGTACCACGAGAAATACTCCTTACTGATAAACCGATATATGACCCTGTAGATTTGACGAATTCTATATTGTATGAACTTTTTACGCCTCTCAGAAATGTCGGGATTACGCAATTTACAGGTGATTCTATTGCTGATACAATTCCTGTTTTTTATATGAAAAAAGATGATACCTATGAATCAGTTCTGCAAAAACTCTGCTATGAATACGGATTCGTTTATACCGTACGAAACGCTACCGTTGCAATTCATAGGCTTGCTTACACAAACGATCCGATGCCAACGTTTACTTTTTCTCCTGCCAACACGAACTCAATGCCGAAAATTGAAAAAAAAGAATATGCAAAAGAACAGGTATCTATTGAATGGGATACGGTGACTGCGGTGCAAAATGATCCTGTCTGGCAGGATGCAACTGGTAGCAATGGATACTATGATTCATACATACAGGTAATGCCAAATGGTGTATATCCTGAAAGCTCAGATACTAAAAAAGTATGGGCGAACTTTGGTAGTTCTCAAGGTGAATTGTTGTGTGTACAGAACCCCTCCATTGATTATAAAATGGATACCGGATTAAAACTTGACTCCGTTGAGTTTGAAGCGAATAAATGTGCATTCCGGATTAAAAATAGTATCGGACAGATACAAGTTATTACACGTATGCGTATTATTGGTACATCCGTTGTAAAAAAAGATAAAAATTATAGCAAGTTTCCGGCAACAACATCCGAAACAATTGAAAAATATACAGCTTCTTATATTCAAAGAGAAACAGATGCAGCGGCTTTATGTCGCCATTTATTCACATGGGCAAAAAATAGCAGGGTTATTGTTACCCTGCTATCGAGTGCAAACCGTGCAATCGGTGAAACTGTTTTATATGTTGAAAAAGATAGCGGTGTTTCCATTGTATGTAGGATCACAGACAAGCGATATACGGCCGTAAGTCGAAGTTTTACGTATAAACTTGAAGCTGTTTCTGCTGTTGTCTTGGGAGATGTAGATGCAGATTTGAGTATCGGCGAGGTATCACCGGAAAATCCCTCATTGAAAGATATTGTAGATATTGTTGACAGTTCCGGTGGAATTATTCAAGATGAACTTGATAAAAAAATTGATAAAGTGAAAAACGGTGATATAGCTATAGGTGCTATCCGGATCGAATCTTTGTCACGGCCGGTGATTGAGAAAATAGATATATTATCCAGTATGAATATCGGGCAGTCTGACCTTATGGACGAAATAATAGCCATGATAGATGATGCGCTCATTTCTGCGCAGTCAAGTATCATTCAAACCGATACCGCTTTATCTATCAAAGTTGCCGATTCGGAAAAACGATCAATAGCAAAAATTGAAATACAGGCTGACGCAATTTCAGCTGCGATTGCGCAAATTACAAATCTTGAAGAGACAACCGCAAGCCAACTGAAATTACAATCCGACAGTATCACTGCTGCGGTTCAAAAAATTACAAGTCTTGAAGAGGTAACTGTTAAAACAACCGCTATGTTATCGATTGCAGACAGCCGTATTGATGCGCTCGTTTCAGGTGGCGGCGCATCCGGTTCCCTCTCTCTTAGTTTGTCTTTACCGCCCGTCATTAGCAAGGTAACGCGATCTCAGTTTGTACAGGCAAGCAGTGAATCATTGGTGGCTGCTGTGTATATTGCATTTATTACAGATGATAATCCGAATCCCGAATATATGATTAAAACGGATGTAACAAAGTCAAATGCACAGGCTCTTTGGCAAAAACTCCGTACAGCAGGGTTGTTGGGTAGTACGTTCAGTGCCGATGTAGATAATATCCTTTTGAACGGGAAAGTATATATCAATAACGTAATCGATGCTACCGGAGGAACCATTATTGACGGTGAGCATATCAGGACAGATTTACTGGATACGGCTAAGATAATACTAAAAAATGAAGGTTTGATTCAGAGTAGCAATTTTAAAACGGGAACAAGTGGGTTTTGCATAAAAGCAAACGGGGAGACCGAATTTCAAGAGGGAATATTTAAAAATATATTGATAACAGGAGATTCAGTTTTTGGAGGGGATATTATGTCAGGCCCTCTTGTTCTTAATAATTCTAACCCCTCTAACATTACCGATATTTGGAAATATAAGAAAGGCGATCTGACGGATGATTTATTTTACAAAATTTCAAATGCTGGTAATTTAGGGAAAATAGTAAGTTGTAATGGTACGGTTATAAGTTCTAATATGTATACTGTTCATTTTTCTTATTATCGAGTGGTTAATCTATATAACGGCTGCGAAATGGTGTGTTACGATAAAGATGTTAAAAAAATTACAAATTTAGTTTGGTGGAGATATAATAATGTAGTTGGATATGATCAATATTTCGAGGGTATCGTACTAAAGGAGTCCGGCTTTGGTAAATTCGTAACTTTAAGCTGTGATCTACAAATAGGATATTACAATCCTGCTGGCAGAACATTCAAACTTAGAGATATTCCAACCAACGAACCGAATGAAATTGGGGCGGTATGGGCAGATTCAGGAGGATATTTGCGCATTAAACGGTGATTGTAATTTCATAAGGGATTCTATCATTTTGCCACATATTAGTAGTTTGTCTCTGCCATTTGAAGATAAATTCCGCATTTCTCATTTTCTTTTGATTGTCTGGAAGTGTTTTATTTTTTTCATAGTTGAAATCGCTGGATAGTGTTCCAGAATAATCGAAATAAAAAGTTATTGTATATGTGTGTATTTCAGGTTCTTTTTCGCTGTATGTTACGGATATTCTTTTTACGGTACGTGTTTGAGTATCTGTGTATTCATGGAAATCATTTAAAATTACAGAACTCCTTAGCACCGCATTCCCTGTTATGTCTCGTACTTCATTGTTAGTGATTCCTATAGTTGTGAGACAATTGTATACATCTACTATTTTTGTTTTTGCTGGAAAAGTAAACCCTGTTACGGTTTTGTATTGCGATATATCTGTTTCAGGTAATGTTGTAACAAGGTTTTCACAGCTTAAAGTCAATAAACAAGTTAAACAAATCAATATAAAAATATTTCTTTTCATACTTCACTCCTAGATAAGGTGTTCTAAATATTATCACCTAAGTATGATAATATTATCATTATCAAATGTTACTGTAATAGGATAATCATTAAGTTTATTTTCTATCTCGGATTCATTTTTAATTTTAAAAACAGGCGAATTAGAATAGACAGTAACTGTTTTTATTTGATTTTTAGATATAGATACCTTATTATCGTTGGATGGGGTATATATACCTATTTTGTTATCCTCTTCTGTCAAATATAAAATTTCAGATCCTGTATATCTATCTTCTGGTATTAAATTTTTAATTGTGTACGTAATTGAAGGTGATTCTTTTATTTCAATTTTGAATCCTGTTCTCATAGCAGTATATCTGTTGTCTAATATTTGTTTTTCGGTTGAGCTTTTAATTACTTTTGCTACTGGGGTATAATAATAAATTAGAGTATCTTGTGTTTCCCCTGCCGGAATTTGCAACACTGTCGAAGTATAACTTTCTGCCGAAATCTCCACTGTAACGACATCAGTTGTAGAATTTGTTATTGTATAAGGGCCTGTCTTTGCTGCGCCGCATCCCCAAACAAATAATAAACCCGTTAGCATGGATAATATGTATATTTTTTTCACTTTCGATACTCCTACCTATCTTCTTTTCGGTAACACCGTTTATGTTTTAATATCTATATCTTCCGCAAGCACAAAAATTGAAATTTTTAGGATTATAGATGCCACTGATGTACATTGCTAATCGACTACATTATTTATTGTTTTTTGTATTTGGTCAACAGTTTCATTTGTGTTTTCGATTTCTTGAGGTATTATTTTCTCATCTGTCGAAACGATTACTGTTTTTAGTAACACCTATTATAATAACGATAATTATAATAAAGATAGCTATAATAATATTCATTTTATCCCTCCCGATGTATGTGCGTCTATCAAGGAAATAGACCGATTATATAAGTTTATAGCGTATTTTATGAGGGAACGTTAATTGGAATGAGAGTTTTACATACTTTCCCATTCCTGTATGGAGAACGAGTATGATGCTAAGAAGCTATTTAATGATTTTTATATAATCCGCAAGACACTCAAATACCCAACAGACAATAAAACCGAATAAGCCTGTTAAAATTATACTATGTAAATTCAAAATTGACTATATATATATGAGAATATTGACAGAAAAACAATATACAAATGTTCTTGAGATTGTCGCTGAACATCAAATCAAACAAACCTCTGCACTTAAATTATATCTTGAATTGATTTCAATTCCGGAACAAAGGGAACCGGAAATAAATTCGGAAATACAGGAGTAATCATGGCCGAATACTCTACGCAAGTACCTGGTGCAATAAACGGTGGTACTATCGGATGTAATGCACAAATAGAAGTTTCAGCCGGCAACACGTTTGTTTGGAAAATTCCTTCGCGTATTGGCTCTATTGGTTTACAGGAATATATAACTGAATCTCCAGCAGAATATACCGTATCAGCTACTATGAACACAATTGATCGTGTCGAAGATGGTACCGCTTATTGGTTCGATTTATTGACAGGTCAAACCGTGTCACGACAGCATGTCGTTATGCCGTCTGTTACAGCTGTTAAAATTGAAGTTATTATAGGCAAAGTAGAGTTTGCAATCAGAGGTCAATAATGAATAATCCAAGATCACAAATAGCGATCCCCGTATCATGGTTTTTGGGTGATGTATCCGCAAATGTTACAAAACTACCCGTCAGCGCGGCACCTACAGCAATGGTAGAAGATGTATCAGTCCCTGGATTGCATGAGATTAGGTTTTCTTTTGGAATTCCTAAAGGAGACACCGGCGCTACAGGGCCTCAAGGTCTCAAAGGCGATACCGGAGCTACAGGGCCGCAGGGACCGAAAGGCGATACCGGAGCTACTGGACCTCAGGGTCTCAAAGGCGATACCGGAGCTACAGGGCCGCAGGGACCGAAAGGCGCAACCGGAGCTACAGGGCCTCAAGGTCTCAAAGGCGATACCGGAGCTACAGGGCCGCAGGGACCGAAAGGCGATACCGGAGCTACTGGACCTCAGGGGCCGAAAGGAGACACTGGAGTTATCGGGGCTCCGATAGGAATGATTTACGTACAATTTAATGGACAGGCGGAACCTTCTTCTATATTCGGAGGTAAATGGTCTAATATATCATCAACCTATGCTGGAAAGTTCTTCCGTGCAGAAGGCGGCCAGGCCGCCTCTTTCGGAAGTTCCCAGACTGACGGTACACCAATCAATAGTACAATTCGTATATGGAGAAGGATTAGCATAGGATGGAATATATTAAAATAGAAAATGGTATAGTGGTTCTTCACGAGTGTGCTCAAACGCAACCGCCTGATACAATTGAAGTATTTAATTGGCAAGGTCGTCCCAACACGCCTGTTGCCTGGTATAATGAAGACTGGTCTATAAAACCGTTAAAGGAACTTGTTCATAAAGAGCTTATTGAACTTCCTACGGGCTTTAAGTTAAATGCTGATGAATCCGATATTGTTGAGATGTCAGAGGTCGAGAAATATAAAGCGGGTGTAAGACCCATTCCAGATGGAATGATAGTAGAGGAAGATTATATCCGACCGATAACTGATGATGATAGACTCGCTAATGGCGAAATAGATGAAGTAGAATATAAGATGCGATTACAGGTTAAGTATGAGCGTGCACGACAGAGAATTTATGAGAGGGAGCTAGACCCACAATCGGCTCGGAGAGCCAGAAAGATGGTTTTAGGAACATGGACACAGCAGATGGAAACTGAATATGAAGCGTTATGTAAGACCGTTTCGGCAGCTGCGCAGGAAAAATACCCAGATATTTTATAGCGATATTCGTGACACTTTATTATCTCTAGTAACTGAGTAACCTTATATTGTCGCTTCTTTCACAGAAGCGTGGATTGAAACCCACAGTAATTATTTGAAAAAAAAGAACCTTTTGTGGTCTGCTACCTACAGCACAGACACCGCCTTGGAACATGACAGAAGCGTTAGACCTCAAACAGACGATAATCGTTCCGGCTGTTCAAGTGAAGGTACCACTTCTAAAGGTTCTGTAAATACTATAAATGATGCAGCCGATGAAGTCAAGTTTTTTTTAATGACTATAAAAGCATAGGAGTAAAAGAATGCTTGAAAATATTGCAAAAATACCTGTAATTGGATGGGTTGCAATTATCGTGATTACAATCATTGCCGGCGTAATTGTTTTCCTTTCCGGTTTAAGAATTAAAAAAGGTGAATTTGAAATCGGTATTGGTGCTGCGAAAATCGACAATCGCATAAAAAAACAGCGCGAACAGGAACGCAAAGACGAAAGTTTGCGCATGTGGCTATATCGTGAATCGCAAGAAATCGATGCAAAAATAAAGGCTGATTTGCGACGCGTTGTACGAGATTTAGAAGATACAATATCCGGTATTTTTGCCCCGTACTTGCAATGTGAATTCCCTTCAATCCTCGTAACGAATATGATAAAAAGTGAACTCTTCCAGCGTATTGATGATAATAATTTGCGTCTAAAGTTTGCAAAATTGGAAATCCAAACGTATCTATCTGAAATCACACGCCGCATAGAATCAAAGTACAATGCTTTTTTATATCATATTTTATCGAATAAAAAAAATTGCGGTGAAGCATACCCGAAATGGGATGATATTGATGAAAGTATTAAATACCTATTATTGACATGGAGCCGGTTATCTATTGCTATTTTGCAAAGCCGGATAGATGAAAAAATAAAACTATATACGGCACATCGTGACAAGTTTTTACTTGATGAATACAAAGAATCGTCTGTTGACGAACCGGTGGAAAAGAATCGGGCATATCTTGCATCTTTGGAGGTATCTGAAAAATGATGGATTTTATACAGACATTTTGCGGTGAGATAGGCGAGAGTGCCTGTTATGCGTTGTCATTAATCAAAGTTGCAGAAAACATCACCGGCCGTAATTATAATGTGATTGAATGTTTGGATGCGGCAATTACAAAAGGATATATTTATTACAATCGAAAAGATCCGAATGATAATGATAATTTTTATGTGCAGCAGCCGGAACAATTTGTGAAAATGCTTACGGGGCGCAAGCTGTCAGTACGGCACGACGCTGCCAATCCCATAATCGAGACTGACAAAGAATATGTTATCCAACGCTGGGAACGTGTACAGACGGGTATTACTACCGCGCACTTTCGGTTACCTGATTGGGATCCGGTATTTGACAGCCAAACGGTCAAACATGGTCGGATTGTATCTACACGTGTAATCAGACTTGATTAGGAGCATAAATGAATGCAAAAGAAAAGTGTCTTATTATTGGCGTTGCTGCTATTGCCTTTATCGTCGGTTTGGGTACAGGAGGTGTTGCCGGAAAGATTAATACTTCCATTGTCACTAAACGATCTGATGCAGAATATCAACAGCGACTTAACGATAGCCGAAGAATCAATGAGCAACTTACAGCTGAACTTGCAAACAGTACAAACCGAATTACAGAACTTGAAACTGAGCTTGCAGGCAGCGAAGCAAGAAGTGAAAGAATTGCGAATATCATTGCAGAATGTCGAACAGATGCGGATACAGGAACGAACGCAATACAACGCGCTAGAGAACGATTACAAAGACTTGAATTCGCGCTATCAGAAATTAGTAAAGTGGCAACCGATTAAAAACGGACTTATAATCGGGTTATCGGTTGCCTGTGTAGCATTCGGTATTGCGGCAGCTGTTAACTAATTATTGAGACTGACAGTATTTCTTTTAGTGCAGATTCAAGCAGCTGGGAAAAATTTATTCCATTTTTTTCAGCTGCCAGTTTAAGCCGAAGCGGTATGGTACAGTTCGTCTTTACACGGCGGTTATCCATTTCATTTTTAACCATATCTGGAAAAACTGTAACAGCAGAAACAATATCGCCTGGAGAGGTTTCTATTCCTGTTAGATGTGGTTCCGGTAATTTTTCACCGTCTTTTTCCATACCGTATAGATGCAGTTCAAGGGCTTCTTTAGCCATTCTTTGTGAATGCTCGATATTTCGCCCGTAACTCGTGCAGCCGGGTACATCCGGAAAATAAATACTATATTCTCCATTTTCGCCTGGTTCAAAAACTGCAAGGTATGTTATTTTTCGCATATTTTCTTACCTCCTGTTTCATTTCAAGCCGGCTTGTTTCAAGATACTATTCAACGTACCCGGCTTCAAATCTCCTGCATGTACTGCAACGGTGATTTTCCCTTTTTTAACAGGGTGTTCCAGTTGATGATGTGAACCCCGTATATCACATATATACCAACCGTCTTTTTTTAACAGTTTAAGGACTTCTTTTGCGGTCATGATTCAGTCCTTACAGCTTTAGTATACGTATGATTTATGCGTATGTCAATGTTTAACAGCTGTATTAATTTTTCTTGTGCGGCATACACTTCCGGGAACATATCCGGTGTCCAGTTTGTGTATCGTTCCTGCATACTGCCGTTACCTGATGAATGCCCGATAACCGCTGCTACTTTATGCGGCGGTACGTTTTCAGATAATAGATACGTGTTAAAAAAATGCCGGAGAGAATGCATTGACAGATTTCTTTCTTTCCAGTTGGTACATGTCCGTATATAATTTTGCATCTGTTTTCTGTACCATCCGTCTGCAGCAAAAAAACAAAGTTCAGTTTCAGTTCCGAAAAGCAAACTTTGCAGCATTCTATACAATGTTTGCGGTATCGGCACTTTGCGGGCTTCCTTTGTTTTAACCGGCACAAATATATCTGTATTCCGCTGATCTTTCACATCGATATAATCAGTGTGTAGTGTATCTTTACGTATAGCCAGCAGCTCACTGTACCGTAAGCCGGTACACGCTGCAGTTAATGCAAATAACCGCGCTTCCGGTGGTATGTTCTGTTCAAATACGGACTGCAATTCTGAGAGTGTAAACGCGTCGCGGCTTTTAGGATTAGTCATGAGAGGATGCAAATTGATGAACGGATCGAACAGCAAACGACCGTCAGCTATTGCGTTATCCGTAATAATTTTCAGTGTTTGACAGATTGTATTTATCGTTTTAGGTGCAAGTGATTTATCAATCAATGTGAGCCGCCATGCTTTAAGCCGGGTAGGGCGCATATCAGACAGTTTGACTTTTGACCAATACGGTAACAAATACGTTTTCAGATGCGTACGAAGCAGGTTAATATAATTCTGTGATAGTGCGGGGCGGTCGGCGGTACCGCATGCCATTCTATCGGCAAGCCACGGAGAGCCGTTGGCGAAGAAGTCCGTTGCATAGTCTGCAAATGTCTGCGATGTACCGTCGTACAGAATTCCTTGCTTGAATAGTTCTTCACAATATAAGCGCGCCTGTATTTTTGATGTTTTGCCCGTCGATTTTCCGGCGGTACGTCGTCCGTCCGGTGTATAAGTACGGTAATACCAATACGTTTTGTTTTTTGATTTTCTGGAATAAAGAGTAAAGTTCTCCCGGTATCTCAT